TCTTGGAAAAGATTTTTCAAACCGGACATAAAGTCTTCAACCAATTCTGATCGAATACCTTTTTCTACTGCGAGTTCATTCTCACTCATCCACTCTTCGACAACATAATTGAGATAACCGTCAACTTTTTCTGTCATGGATTTGCGAAATTCCTCTGTTTGAATTTCCGCTTCTTCTTGATATTCTTTCTCAAGGTCTTCAATTCGTTTATTAAGTTCGCTCACAACTTTTCCATGAACGGCTGCTTCAAAAATAGTAGCTGCTTTTGATTTAAATTCGTCAGATAGTTCTTCTCCCTGAACGAGTGCTTCTACATCTTCTTTTACATCAATCTCTATTGATTCAGCCTTCGGTGCTTTAATCTTCTTTTTCTTAGGTTTCAGGGGTTTAATACCTGCAGGTGGTGAACCACCTTCTGGGTCGCCGCCCATATCCTCTACATCCTTAGATGAAAGATCTTCTTCTTTACCTTCTTCAACTGTCATGTAACTAGAATAAAGACCTTCAAGATCGGCTTTCTTCAGAGAATTGATTTTCTCATAGATGTCTTTGACCATAGCGGATTTAGTTTTAGGAACTTGAATAGACTCTTTTTTGGTAGAGGCTTTTGCTGATTCAGCTTCTTCCTCATCATCCTCATCTTCGTCATCATCTCCGTCATCGTCTTCGTCATCATCATCGTTTTTACCTTTTTTCTTATCAATTGCTTTTTGTAGTGCAGGAGGCAATTCGCCTTCCTTCACTTTGGCCTTTTCTTGAAGTGCTTCGTCTTCGGAAAGAACATCCTCTTGAATTTCTTCCTCCACTTGAAGTTCTTCTTCGTTTACCAATTCTTCAGACATTGTTCTCTCCTATTAATTGAAAATATGTTTCTGTTATTATTTATACAATTTAGAGTTTTGAAAGGAAATCCCCAAAAGCTCTAATTTTAACGTTATCAAGGTTTTTACTAGAGGCATTTGCAATTTCCCTCTTGTATTCATTAATATATTTCTCCCTAATCAATCCATTTTCCCAAACCCACTCTTTGCCTTCCATAATACCTTCAACAAAGGCATCGGGAGCAGAAGGATCAGCAACGATATCTGCTGCTGTCGCGAGATAGAAATCACTTTGAACTACTTGAGCATCTTTTTGAGGTTTGAGTGAACCCATTCCTCTTGAAGAAACTCCTAATTTTGCATCTTCATCAATCAAACTTTTTACAATTTTACCATAAGGCGTGTCCATAACTTTAGCACGTCCAACAAAATTAGAACCATCCTGTTTCAATTCAGTAATCATGTGAGAAACACGTTCTAAATTAACCGTTGGTCCGTCAGGATGTCCCAACTCACCAAATGCTCTATTAGATTTGATATATTTCTCTGTATATCGTTTTACTTCTTTTGCTAAAATACTTTTTGGATAAAGCCTACCATTCCTATTTTTCGTGTCTGCTTGCATAAAGATGCCTTCAAGGAAATATTTCTTTGGTTGCCCTTCGGCTTCTTCCAACTTATATTGAATATCTTCGTTTATTTCGCAGATTAGTTTCATTAGTTGTGACTCCCTTTTCTTGCTCTCTGTATCTCTATATCAGCCTCTCTTGCCCCTGGCCTTTCATTCGGCATCAGTTTTTTATTTCTTTCTCTATCTTGTTCTCTTTTTTTCTTTTCTCGGGCTGCTTTCATATCATCATCGGCATCTTCGGCCAATATATCAATTATTGCTTCTTTTTGTTCTTCAGTAACCCATTTAGCAGTTGTAATGGTGTCAATTAAATCTCGTTTTTCTTTGTCTTTGTAAAATTCTTGAATATCCATTTGTTTATTCCCCTAGTGAATTATCCGGCTGACTGTGCAGCTGCAGCACGATCAGAGGCCCAATCTTGATCATCTTGAGACATTTTTTTTCTCTTTTCCGCTTGTTTTTTCTTAAACTCCGCATCTTGTGCTCTTTTTTTCTCTGCTCTTTTAGCCTGCAGTCGATGTGGATCTTCTGCTGCTTTTGCTCCAGCGGCGCGATCAGATTCCCAATCTTCGGCCAATATATCAATTATTGCTTCTTTTTGTTCTTCAGTAACCCATTTAGCAGTTGTAATGGTATCAATTAAATCTCGTTTTTCTTTGTCTTTGTAAAATTCTTGAATATCCATTATAGTCCTTTAGTGTTTTGTGTTTCGACTGCAAAATCCAAAATTTTCATAAGTGATACACCATCATTGGACATTTTAGCACCCATCACCTTTTGATTTTCTGGTGAAAGTTTTTTGAATGCCTTTAACAAGTGATTTGCAGCATCTGGGTCTATTTCAACCTGTGAACCATTCTTGAGAGTAATCTTTGAAGGTTCATCCTTTTTAATAATACTCTCAAGTTGCTTGAGTACATCTTCCCTTAAATCTCTCCGAAGTTGGCTAAAAGGCTTCATCTACACAATCCATTATGGTTGTTTATGGAATTTTACAACAATATAACCTGTTCCGCCAGATAAAGTTAATCCCGTGTCTGATGTATTACCTGTAGCAAGAGAAATTCCTGAAGCTGCTAAATTCCAATGACCACTTCCTGCAAATGAGCCAATAGTAGTTCCTCCTCTGTCAACCAACCAAGTATTAGTTCCACTTACAGTCCAAAAAATTTCTACAATATTTGCTGAAGTTACAGTTTCCGATGTCCCAGTTATTTCTGCTAAAGTAACTGCACCATCAGTTGCATTTGCAGTAACAATTGCAGTTCCATGTTTTAATTTTGTTATTACTGTGGCCATTATTCATTCTCCGTAGTTTCTACTGGTTCCGGTTCTACTTCTGGTTCTACAATCGGTTCTTCTACTGCTGTTGGAGTATCCGAAAACATAGCTTGCGCCATTTCAATTTTTTTATCTTCTAGCCTTTTTTGTAATTTATCAGCAAGCACACCTTTAAATGCGTCTTCTGTTTTAGATGCATCACCTGAAGAGGCGAAATCAAAAACATCTTTGGCTGTATAAGTGTCACTCATAATAGTTCCTTTATATTGATTATTTATAATATTTAGTCATTCAATTTACTGCGGGATTGCCCATTTGAGCAGATTGTCCACCATAATTCCCATAACCACCTTCTTCACCCCCCTCACCCTCTTCACCTTCACCGCCTTCTTCCTCTTTTGCCTCTTGTTTTATTTGTTTATCAATACTTTCGATGTCATCTTCATCCTGGTGTAAAATATTTTTCCTTACCCATTCCTTAGACAGATACTTACCAATTTGATCTTCGGCGTCTCTAAGAAGATTCAACCGGCCGGCCATCATTTCCGATTCTTTAACTTCTCTGTAATGAGAATCTTCTGCAAACTGATAAGAAATGTTTTCATTTATTTTTACCCAATCTTCTTTCGCAATAACACCTTTGAGTATCAACTGTTTTTCCAGTAAATCGTTGAAAAGAGTAGAAAATCTTAACTGTAACCTGTTTATAAACTTAGAAAATTTTAATTCATCTCTTGTAATTTCCGACTCTCTACCAAGAGAAAATCCAGTATCGGATTCCAAACGAGAAATAGGAACATTCAACGATTTATAAAGTTTCTTTTGAAAATATTCTACATCATCCAATTGACCAAGATTTTCTCCGCCGGGAAGTGTAGTAATTTCTGTTCCTTTACCACCCTCTCTTCGTGGCAACCAGTAGTCTTCCAACATAGATTGATGCCGTCTGTCATCTGTAACCTCTCCGGTTTCACTATTATAAACCAATTTATTTTTATATCGTGACATAATATCTCGCAGATATTGCTCTGCTTTCATTCTTGGTAAATTACCCACATCGATATAAAAAATTCTTCGTTCTGGAGCACGAGTAATACGATAGATTACTGTGGCATCTTCAAGCATTCTCAATTGATTTAGAGGTTTAATTGCTTTGTGCAGATGAGACAAAATCATTTTTCTCTGTTCATCCAAAAGCCCAGAATGTGCATAACAAATCGAATCTGGTGCAATTTTTATTGTAGGTGCTGCTCGTTGTTGCAATCCACCTTCACTATAAACATAATATTCGTGTGCTGTAATCGCAGTTTGAGTTATAGTACCGTCATGCCCTCTTCGACCATCATCTAATTGTTTTATCTTCTTAATCTTTGTAGCGTCAAGTGCCCTAAGTTCTTGGATTCCAGACCTAATTTCGTTTGGATCAATGATAATATGATAATAAAGTCTACCCTCAACATACCATTTTCGGAAAATATCGTATGCCTGATTCTTAAAATCAAGCAATCTAATTATTTCGTTAAATTCCTTACGAATTTTATCTTTTATTTTGTCTGAGAGATTGAGATCGCCCAATTCAAGGGCAACGGGAGAGACACCTGCGGATGTAATAATTGCTTCGTTGACTATATCATCAACTGCCAATTCCGTCTCCGGAAAAACTGACATATTACGATAACGATAAACAAGATCAATTTCATTCTTTGTCGTCCCCTCAAGGTCTAGATAAGTGCCGTATGCTCCGGCAGCGGGAGGTAGAACCTGTGATCCATCATCCGTAACTGGAGGTGCAAATGATGGTAGGACTTTTTCTTTTTCTTTTCTTCCGATTGTAAAACCGAAAAGTTCAATTGCCA